GAACCCCTCTGCGGGCTTGCGGTATTCATCTTGCCAATACCATGGCACAAATATGGCTTGGAATGGGCTTAGCCCAGCTTCTGCCTGCTGCCACTGCTGATAGAAGTAGTTACCCACTCCATTGGCTGTGGACTCTAAAATGATTTCTGTGTCTTGCTCGTCTGGTACAGCCTGCAATATGCCCTTGGCGTGTTCTGCGGCATTAGGCCAATACGCTACCTCGGAGCCGTGGAAGTACTGGATCGTTGTTCCACGACCAACACTTTTGTTGCCGGCTGTCCCTACCTTGTAACCGGAGTCCAGCTTGTCAAAGCTAAGTTCTTTCTGGTTGCTAGCGCCGGTAGACGGCTTCATAAAGTCTGGTGCGCCCTGGTGATATCTTTCCACCATCTCAAACAGCGCAGAGGTTGAGTCAGCCTCATGGGTCAGTATGAAAGCCCTCACGCCATTTCTATGCGTTGTCTTCCAGTAATACCGGCCTTCGACGTATGTTGATACGCCCTGCTGACGCCCCTTGAGGATGATCGCCCTGACCTGTCCGGTCTGGCGTTTCTGCTCCTCAATACAATCGTTAATGTAACGCTGGGCTTTGTTCAGCAGTAGGTTTTTGATCTCACCTGACTTTGACCGGACTGTTAAGACGTTGCGAGCATAAAACTCGAAATCATCTTTTAGTTTCAGCCGGGTTAGCTCAAGTTCGCTAGCCATTCCTCTTGTGATATCTCCTTCACTGACGCCTTGATTTCAGTAGACGCTAAACGAGCGTGTACATAAGGCGCGGCGGCTTTCGCGGCGTCGATACGATGTCGTATATCTTCCCCGTCGTTTTGGTAGATCGAGGCGAGGTATTCAAGTGGGGATGGCCCACCGTTTGCGGTTACGCGCTCGATCTGTGCTTTGGACGATTTATTAAAACTGCCCTTCGGACGGCCCCTGCCCCTTTTGGGAGGCTCTGACACGTCATATTCGCTATCGTCATCGTAGCGATCATCATCATCGTAATCGTTAGACATATCCCAAATCCGCGCCCAAGCCTGCTGGCATGTTGGGGCGTCCTTGCATTGCTGGCATTTTCGGAGTGGCGCGCTTGAGCAGTCCTCTCACTGGAGTCGAAGGCACCTTCATTGTCTGCTGTGCCTTTTGGGTCAAAGCCGCCGGTAACGCTTGCTGGCCGGCCATTGCTGCGCCTTGGGCCGCACCCGCGGGCGCTTGTGGTGCTGACATTGCGTATGGAGTGGCACCCCCGTATGCGGTGTTGTAGTTACTCACGAAGACCTCCTTCTATCAGTCTGTCTAGCTTGTTGCTGATCGCCTTCAGATCCTCGCGCATCTCTTGTCGCATAGTCTCGCGATCTGCCCTTTCTTGCTGTAACCGCTGGTGATGCTCAACAGTCAAAGATGCGACATCGCGCTCCACAACATTGATAGCTACTGCATTCAGAGCAACCCCTTCAGAGACTGCCGTAAATGCAATCACCCCAGAAAACACTAGTCCGGCGGTCATTACTATGTCGCCCCAGCTAATTGAGGGGTCTACAGAAAATTTCACTTTTTACTGCCCCCGTTAGCAAAGCGCTCCATTGCTGGCCCCACTACCTTGTCTAAGTGTGGCGCGGCAAAGTAAAAACTCAATATCAACATTACGGCTCCTGTCATGCTATCTCCGTGTTCCTTGGTGATTTCACTGGCTTCTTTCATTCTGGCGGCAATCTCTGGCTCGCTGAATACCGCCGCTGTGACCATCACCCAGCCGAATACATATTGAAGCAACCAGATAAACGTAATTGAGCAAGCTATAAGCCTGCGCGCTAATGATTGGCCACTGGTGGAACGCATCCACTCAATGACCATTGACCTTGCCTTCTGACGCTCAATAGCGGCGTCCCCAGCCTTTTCCTCGTCGGTGTACACCAGAGCGTCCAGGCTGTTGGATATGCCCTCTACAGCCGCTCCTATAGCCTTCTCAGAGCCAAAGATCCTTCCTAGCAATGTACCTACTGCCATTAGCTAATGATCCTCTCAGCAGCGGCTATGCGTTCGCCGATCCACTTCATCACCGGCACAGCCATTGAGTTGCCCAGCGCCTTATACCTTGGGCCGTCTGGACATTTCTCTGTCGGCTTATTGCGGTACGGTATCTGCGTAAAGTCATCAGGGAATCCCTGAAGCCTCTCGCACTCTGTTGGTGTCAGCCGCCTAACAGTTAGACCCTGACGAATCGCCTGATAACCTTGCCCAGCTTTGCCGCCGCCTCCGGATAAGGAATTGGTGACACTCATCTCTCGGCATTCTGACCTTTGGTTTTCGTGAAATGCGACAGCCATAGGATCAGCGGATCTTAGCGTTGGGCTGACATCAGCCCCTGCCGCCGCTATGTCGCAAGCATTAGCGGTTGATTGGAAGCCGTAAGCAACCAGATCAGTAGCGTCTTTATAGTCGCGAGCCTTGACTGTGCTGGCCGTTCCATCAGATTCGTAGTCACCAAACCCGCGCATACGGGCCGTCACGATTGGCACATTACCGCCGCCTGTCCCGTACTTTGCCGTAACAGTGCTGCAGGTTTCGCCTAACGCTTTTACTCGGCTGTCTTGTCCATGGCACTCGTAGACTTCAGTGTGGGGGCGCGGCACATACAGAGTGTCCGCTTTAGTTATCGAATCTTGCGCCCTCAATGTTTGGGCTACGTCTCCCGCTTCTCGCCACCATCCGTGTCCGCTACTGACCGCAAGGCGGTCTCCAGAAGTGGGGGCAACTTTTTCCCCCTCCTCTCGGCTCGGCGCAGGATTCCCTGACAGGCTTTCGCGCTCAAAAAGAACCGCGGCGGCACGTCTCCAATCTCCAAGGTATCCGACAACGAACACACGTCGGCGTCGCTGGGCCACTCCCCAATATTGAGCGTCACAAACCCTGTAGGCGAACCCATACCCGATCTCTGCCAGCGCCCCGAGGAAGCTTCCAAAGTCCCGTCCTCCATTAGATGACAAGACGCCGGGGACGTTTTCCCAGACCACCCACTGTGGCCGCTCTCGTTGAGCAAGCTTAATGAATTCGAGTGCCAGGTTGCCACGGTCATCATCCATGCCGCCTCTGAGTCCAGCAATGCTGAAGGACTGACAGGGGGTTCCTCCGACAAGAAGGTCGATTGCTCCATACTCACCTTGTTTGATGGTTGTAAAGTCGTCGTGCAACGGCACGTCTGGGTAGTGATGTGCCAGTACTGAGCGGGGGAAGGAGTCTATTTCCGAGAAGAATGCAGGTTCCCATCCCAGCCCATGCCACGCCATACTCGCGGCCTCAATGCCGCTACAAACACTTCCGTACCTCATTGGTCAGCCGGTGAGCTCGGTTCGTAGCAAGCCAAGTACCGTGCCCCGCATTCGTTGCAGGCATACACCGCTTTCACAAACTCTTGGCTGGTCTCTACTTCAGCGTCCGCAAGGGATTCCAAGCTGCCGTGGCAATACCAGCACCCAAGTTCTTCATTCGTCATTAAAGAGTTCGCCGAATACATCTGATTCTGATGACTCAATAATCGGGAATAGGTAGCCGCAAACGGCGCAACTCATGATGTGTAGCTTGCTGTTGTTCTCGTCAGCCTTCCAACTGAACAAGGCACCATCACAATTGCCGCATTCAACGATCGTTAGCTCTAGCTCAATGACATCTGGAGATTTCTTGCCGCCTTCGATACCGACAAGATCGCCCATTACTCGTCTCTGGCCCTTCGGATATCACACCGATGGCGCTCTACCTCACCGTATGCCTTGTCGTGAACGATGCAGTACATATCCCTACCACTGCGGTAGCCGCTGTTGGTGTGCCACGCATCACGGGCCGCTAGAGTCCTGAAGCTTTCCACAACGCACCCCCTTAGCTCTTGCCGAGTGGTGTGATGGATGTGGCCCGTATACCAATATCGATGCTCACTGTCGGCCCATCGTTGGGGCTGATCCGTTGCCATAATCTCTGACAGCGCATTAAGCTTGATCGTGTCGCCATGCGTGAAAGCTATGAGCGTTTTGCCATGTTCGATGTAGTTAAACTTGTTGGTGGTCGGCAGTACTGTCACCCGCTCTTCAGCGTGGAAGTAAGCCGCTAAGAACGCACTCAGCATGACGCTCGTATGGTCATCGTGGTTGCCAATGCAGTTGACCACCGACACCTTTGGGTGCTTCGTCAATGCCAGCGTAATGAGGTCAACCATGAGCATACAGCCAGCCTGCAGCACTTGAGGCCAACGGGTATCAACGTCTACCGGCGTACCGCGGGTCGTGGTGTTGTTTCTGTTGTCAGCGTGAAAGAAGTCACCCATATTCGCTATCAAAGCGTGTTCGGTCTTGGGTGCTACCTTGACTAGACGCGATGTGGCGGCGAGTAAGTCAGCACGAGCAATTTTAACGTCGAAGTCTTCTCCCGCTTCCTGCGCCCAAGCATATGCCCCGATGTGGGGATCCCCCATGACGTAAACAGCTAAAAGGTCTTCATTGTCAGATACTGGGGTCTTACGAGGCTTGTATACCCCTTTGTAATCCTCCATGGCCTCCACAATGGATGCTTGAATCTTTGCCAGCTTGTCTTCTTGGCTTTGTTGGGTCTTGACCCACTGTGCTTTAACGTCACCATCATCGCCGTACAGCGTTGAGGTGCCCTTGACTACAAATCCCTCGGCGGTGTTATGCGTCATATCCGCTTCTGGCGCTATTCCCTGCCGTGCGGCTGATGCCCTTATTCTGGCTAAAGCCCTAAGCAGGTTTCGCTCAGCGATATCTAGTTGGTCAGCCGCCGCCGCTACCGTGTCGCATTGCCTCAGCGCATCAAGCATCTCTCGCTGTCGTGGCGTCTCGGTAAATGGCCGCAGGTGTTCGTATCGGTTCACGATCGCCCATCCCTTAGGCGCTGGGCCACATCCCTAGCCCGTGATGGAGTTTGCTTTGCCCAAAGGCTATCTAGCGCCTCCGCTGCCGCACGGGGATAGTCATCGTTCCGTAAAGCCTCAATCATCTTGGTGAAGCCTTGCACCCCTTCGACGCCCATCTGATAACTCATCTCAAGGATGCAGTGCTGACGGGCTTCGTCCAGGTCGGTGAACCAACCGTGAACTCTCAGGCGGGTATCAATGGTCTGGAGGTAATCGCGTAGCAATAACTCTGCGATGTACTCTGGCACCCCATGCCCACCCTCTTCGATCATGGTTCCAAAGCCGATCGTGAGATGGCCGAGTGAACACCGATAGGCAAACTGCCGGTAGCCCTCAAACCCTTTAAGCCGGTCAAGCAGTTCAGGCGATTGGCTTGAGCCGCTATCTTGTTTAACCACTTGTTAGTTTGAGTCTATGACTTGGCTGTTTTAGCCGCGTCTTTGAAATCTTTGTCGGTGGGAGCGCCTTTGCTGCCTGCCTTCCGCATCTTCTCCGGAGTCTTGCCAGCGGCTTTCTGGGCGGCAATTCTGCGCCTTTTGCGCGCGATATTGGCATAAAGACCCTGCCCTTTCAGTAATCCAGCCATTACACAAAGAACCTCGTCGCAAGTAATGTCACGCCTAGTACAGCGGTAACCATCAAGCCCATAATCACAGCAACAACTGCGGCGGCTGACAGCATTAAATCTTCAATTCGGTTGCTCACCATTTGACCCGATTCGCCCAAAATGCCGCGGACATCTTGCCCTTAGCAATGTTCTTAGAATGACGCGCTTTGAAGCTTCGCCGCCTAGCTCTCTCAGAGGCGCTCTGCGGGCTCTTTCCTGCGCCCTTAACCCCTTGCTGGCCGAACCTTATTAGCTTTGTCTGCGAGCCGTCCTTGGCTAAGACTATGTGGCTTTTTGAGTCATGGTTGGGCGTTCGCTTAGGCTTGTTGACACCTTGGAGGTTGTGCTTTTCCAACAGCCCTTTGACGCGCCCGTCACTCATCCTTAGCCGCCATTGCAGTTCTTAGACCAAATAGCATCGGAAAAGGTGTATCCATCCTGAAATGGTTCATAAACAGCGCACCATTCTGGGCCTCCAGGCGTTAGTCCATCCGAGGGATCAGACGTCTCAACGTAGTCTCTTTTGCGATTTGGGTAGCGCGGGGAAAAGAGTATCTGCCCGTTATCCAGATACTCCTGCTTGGTAAACATATCGTTGTATGAGACGAAAACCTCTTCGCCATTTAGAAGCGTGTAGGTGGTGCCGTCGTCATAGTAAATCGTGGTGTCTGCTGCCGCCGCTGAACAAATGACAGCGGCAAACGCGGCTGTTAGATATCGCATTATTTTGACCTCAATAAACCAAAAAAAAGCCCCAGAAGCATCTGAGGCAAAATACTCTTTAGGAGGTACATCTTAATCCTTAACGGATTTGGCTAAAGCCACGTCAAAAATCTGCAGGCGTAGCTTTGGCCAGTTCGCATTGTCAACCATCTGAGTCTGCTATTCTAGAGTTTAAACTCACATTAAATAATTATATTCCGATACCTTGACACAGAACTTAATGGGGCGTAGATTCGACTTTGCTAACCCAAAACGGATTAGTAATAAATCAAATAAATCCTTTAGGAGAAACAACCATGACCAACGCAACGCTAAACAAGAAAACCGTCACAGAAATCCGAGAGAGACTGAATGCCGCTGTAGCAAGAGAGCTAGAAGCTTTGGGGCTGGAGGGATCGTTCGGCAACGCCACCTTTAGCGACCACTCTGTGAGCATTAAATTTGAGGCCACGATGATCGGTCAGCGCAATAGAAAAGAGCAGGACAAGTATGATGCCCTGATCGACCAAATCTGCTGGGATTACGCAATCGAACGTACTCAAGCAGAGGAATTTGTTGCAGACACCCACAATCTCAACGGCACCCGCATCCAGCTCACTGGGTACAATTATCGCTCAAAGAAAATGCCCATTGAGTTCCGGAAAATTGCATCTGGCACTCACCACAAGGGCGTTGAAAGCTATCTCAGCCTCGCCCTGCACAACGCTGGAATCAAGAAGCCCTTACCTGTAGGCGCGATACCAGCGCCATCAGCGGCAGAGCGGGAGGCACAACAATGAGACTCCCATCAGAGTATTTAACTGACACCTACGTTGAAATGGTCGGCCAACTGTTTGGCGATGTTCTAAATGGCCCATCTTTTTGCGCCATGGAGTTCATGGTTTCTCACGGTCACTTGATGTGCGACACGCAGAAAAAAGCGCTGTCTGCCTTCAGCGAGTTCTGGGAGGCGCTTGATGATCTTGAGCATCAGCATGACGCCATTGAGAGAAAAGCCGAAGCAGAGCGGGAGGCGCAACAATGAGCGACAACAATTTAACGCCTGATGGCTTGGCTATTTTTTTGAAGACTTCGGGGTTTGAGATTGGTAGCACCGGCGGTGGTTGCACCGCTTGGATGCTAAGCCTTACCGGCGCGAACCCCCCAAGGGCTGGAGATGTCTATCTGATGATTACAAACGATAGTGACCATGACTTTGGATCAGAGCGGGATGTCGCCGAAAACGGAATTTATGTCGGCGTTCACGACGATCTTGGAGAGGTCTGGCAAGGAATAGCAATGAACTGTGATGCCGTCCCCCTTCTGGTCGCGCAAGCACTGCAATCGACTCTTAGCAAAGGAGACAACCAATGAGCGAGAGAGAATATTCCTGTTTCAATAGGACGCATCGGACGCATCGCGCCTATGACAATCACGACACCTTTGAGCGCGTTTTTGATGCGCTAGAACCCTATGGATTTGAGGACTCCTCACACCCTGACGATGTCTGCCCCTCCCTCTCCTACGGCTACTACGCTGGTGGATTTACGAGGGTTCAAGTGATGGTGAATTACGATCGCGAATGCCTCAGAGAAGACCCAGACTCCAAAGAGTTCATCGTGCAAATAGACAGTGATGACCCCTCCGAGGCGACTAGGCTGGGCTTGCCCGATTTAACGCTACATAGAGACGGCGACTCCCTTTGCACAGACAACGAGGGAATGGCAATCGCCCGTGCGTTGGAAACGGCTATGAGCATGAGGGCGCGGCTAAATCAACTCCTTGCTGAGGATGGGTTTCCCCTTACGGACGTTGTGCGGACACCTAAGCCCGACATGTACTTCATCCCAAAGAAGCCAACGCCATCTCCCATTGACCAAATTGAGGCGACGATCAACGACCTGAAAAAGGTCACCGACCTGCTGATTGCTGGAGGTGCGTCATGAACGGACAGAGAAAAAGAGTGTACGACGACATTTTCGCCATCTACACCCTTGAGGACGATGGCAACTGGGAAAACGTCTGGGAGGATTGTTGCGAGGCGAGTTGCATGGCCGAGTACGCCAGACGCGTTAAGGAAAACCCGCATGTTGATTTGATGGTGTACCGCACCAGCGAGCAGTGCCTTTTCCAACACTGTTATCAGGGGGGTTCATGATGAGCAATTGGCATAGCGAAACCATTCGCCGGTTTAAAAAGCTGGACACCCTCAGCCTAATTTATATCCGGAAGGATGCCTACAACGCGGCAAAAGCTGGCGAGACAATTGACAACCCCAAGACCGGCCAGTACTGGGATGAGTTCCACTATGCCTGCGATGAAATACGGCGCAGAGGGGGTGTCGCATGAACAGTGCA